CCCGACACATATTCAGATCGACGATCGTTGGTGGTACAGGGGATTTCTGGATGGGTTGGCACTTGGGTTCGTTCTAGGTGCCGCGGCGGCGGCCTATGTGTTGAACAAGATTTAACGGCGGATGTTCTTGAGGAGACGAGCACGGCGCAGCGTCTTCTGGGTGTGGCGCTTGGGGTGAGCCAGGACATCGTCGACATACTGCTCCGGGGTCTTGTGGTGACGAAGAGCCTCGCGGGTGAAGGAACCGCGCTTCATCTTGCCCATAACTCCCTGGATCCACTTCTTGGAGCGACGGGTACGACGACCGCCCATCTGAACCTTGGCGGCGTTCACTGCACCCGAGTACTGGGCGCCTTCAGGGACATACTCTCCATTGACAGTCTGCGTAAAGTTTCCAGGCATTTACTCGTATAGCGGGTAAAAAATGTATGGTCGGGGAAATCGAGTGGGCGGCTCGGGAGACGATCCGTCAATTGAACGAGACGTTGTCGTTCAATGTTGAGTATATCGACGAGCATCTCTACAACGTCCACCTTACAGATACTGTAGGCCCTGGATCGTTTATCGTGGAGATCCGGTACAGCCCGACGTCTTATACGTGTGAACTTCTTGCAGCGCACGAAATTGATACTCAACGGTTGATTTGGTTCATGGAGACTTTTGTCAAGTTGTTGAATGACTAAAAACGGATTCTGGCGACCGAGAGATCCGGTATCCCATCGTAAACATGGCACTCAACTACGCAGCACTCGGATTCAACGAAGAGCAGAACATCATGTTGCAGGATGGATCCAAGGCAATCAGTCACGCAGGCTTGTGGGAGTGGCTCAAGAACGTCCAGGAGCCAGCAGAGGGATATTCCAAGATGATGTGTCGCGAGATTGACGTAATCGGACACTTCATGGTCTTCCCGCACCACGGGGAGACGTTCAACGAGACAATGCGCACTCTGCACCTCGAGGCGCGAGTGGGTATCGATGAGTTCTGCACCCTGCACGCGGGCAGGATGGAGATCGAGACTCCACCTGCACCCAAAAAGGTGGTACCCCCACGCAGTCCGGAGATGGATGCGAAGGTCATTGACGAGTACAGGAACCGCCCGCCATTCAAGTCTACACCCAAATGGTCCAAGGAATACATTACAGCATACCCGGCCGTGCTCCGTCTTCTGGAGCAGAATCTACATGGATGACCGAGTGGTGAAGGTGGCAGTCTCAAGATCTGCTGACGCAAGTCTCATGGGTTCGAATCCCATTCCATGTATCAAACCCTTTCTGGCATCTTATCTGCAACAATCTTCTCTAACTTGACAATCGGCTTGGGGGGAGAGCACGCGTGAATCTCCGGAAGACGACACTTGACACAAAACTCAACTCCACACTTGCAAGAGTACGTAAGATGCGTCTTCTTGAGGCAGTGGGGGCACTTCATTTTTGATTTCTCCATTGAAGTAGAAACAAGTCTTCGTTTTTCATTAATGGAGGAGTATGTCGAATACGACAAGGCCGGCTTCTTGCAAGCTGGGTACAGTGTCGAAGGTCTGAAATTAATGACCCAAGAACTATGTACTGTAAACAGACCGGGACAACTCCCCGCCGGTCTTCACGCTGGGTATGTTGACGACTATCTAGACATCCAAGGTTGGCCAGACGGTCGAATCATCGGATTGCTGTTTGGCAGAGGGCCGGTAGGTGTGATTTTGTACGATTATATAGATCCAACTACGGTTGTACGGAGGTTCATTTGCGGACAGAAACGTGGTCAAAGACTGAATGAAGAATTCGAAAAGAGCATACTGCAGCGCACACGTGAGCCAGTTACCGTGTTTCTCGTTGCACTACCGGATACTATTGCGATCCATGCAAGGTATGGATATACCGTAGACGAGACTCGTGACACGCCTGAACAAGTTCGCTATTTGAACATATTACACGAAAGTGGTCTAACTCTTATGAAGAAGACGGTTTCTCCTCCTGCGGGTGGTCGTAGACTTCGCAGAACGGCGCGTCTTTTTCGCTCGACGTCCACCAGACGGCGCAGGCGGCATAGAAAAAGTCTTTACTGAAGGACCAACGAAGGCTCCAGTCTCATCGCGCGCGCCCGTACGCGAAAGAGTAACTCCATAATAAGGGTTCCCATCGAATGCCCCGGTTACAACGGCCTTATCCCACGCAGTGTAATTAGCAGTTGTCATGCATCCGATCGATCCGGCGCCAATGCGAAGTTTATAGCCATCTACCGCTTGGTCGATGCGATAATAGTACGTCATTGGCGTTCCGCCGGGTGCCCGATCAAGAGTCATCACATCCTTACATGTCTCGGCATCGGGTAGGTCTTCGCGAGAAAGCTCGTAATATACAAAGTCTTCAAACTTGAGAGCATGTTCCTGTAGTTGCTGTTTGATAAATGTTTGCAGCTTCTCCAAATCACCCTCTTCAAGATCAGGGTCAATTGCATCACTGATATAACCTAACAATGCGTCGTAGTTTTCCGGTGTAGGATTCTTATAGAATGCCGTGACTAGTGCGAGATATTCACCTTTCTTTTTAAGTTCTTCGACGAGTCTCCTACGAAGACCACCCCGCATTGTTTACACGCAGGAAATTAGGAGGGTAACGAGGGTTTGTAGTGCGTCACGTTCAATGACCTTGCGGAACTGGCTGCGGTACAGGGGCCGGTCGGATCGGCGCTTCCCCTTGCACAAGTAGACGATATGGTCACATCCACCGTCTCGAGCATTCGTAAAGGTAACTGCGGCATCGGATATGGCATTCTCCAGGGCAAGAATGATCGTCTTGACTCCCGGGTACCGGAGACGCATGGTGCGGAAATCTGTACATGCCCGGTCATACATGCACGAGTCCAGATAGGCCTTACACTCGATAACACACACGAGTCGATCGTTCACGTACACGTGGCGATCCACTTGCTGTTCCTTTGTAACGCCATTCACGGTGATTGACTGCAAGTCGTCATCGCCTATACGCGGATTCAACGGAATCTCGGCTTCACGCAACTGACGACACACGAGATCTACAACTTCTTCAGTCGATACACCGCGTTCACGCCGCAACGCACCTCCCTGATCTTGGTTTTCAAGTTGATCCATGGCCGTTGCAAGATGGTTGGTAATTTGACCGTAAAGGTCGTTGAATTGGTTCGATGTGAGCATAAAGTATCCGTTGATAGTGTTCAAACTTTTCGTTTCCCATCAATACAATGCGTTATACTGCATCCGTTGATTACGACGTTCGATTCTCGCAGAAGGATTTTGTGCGTGACTTGCAGATTTATCTTGCTGATCCGGATGGATGGGAAGGCAAGGGGTATCACTTTGAACTTGTGAAGGAACGTCCGGATATTATCATCCGTCTCTCATCTCCGGCGACCATTCGGGCGCGATGCGGAGATGGAAATTTGAGTTGTGCAGAGTTGGGGGGCACACATGTGTTTCTGAACTCGCAACGATGGATGCACGGATCCAAAGAGAGCAAGTTGCCGTTGGAGGAGTACCGTCAATACATGGTCTCGCACGAAATTGGACATATTCTGGGTCACGACCACGTAAAGTGCCCGGGTCCCGGAAAGCCTGCTCCGATCATGATGCAGCAAACCTTGGGCATTGGTCATTGCACGCCTAATACGCGGGTGTGACGACGCCGACGCGTCCGACCGCCCCGGGGGATATACCCTAGTTGCATAATCGCCCGATCCATATTGTCAGTTTGTCTTTCTAAATTCGTGACACGCTTCAGAAGACCCATAACAAGAAGTTGCGTCACAGTCATCGTCAAAGGTTGAACGGGACCAGCTTCGGTACTTACACCTAGATCCGCCAACTCGTTCTTGTGTCCTTCTATCCAACCTTGAATCGGTTGCTGAAATGGGAAACGGGGATTAAACCCTTCTTGAGCAGCGGGGTTGTCCGCCATTTAGTATAGATTCTAGATTTAGTTGGTGGAAGGAAGCAACTTTAGTTGCTGTAGGCCAGGCCACCCATGCCAGACATGACACGGAAGATGTTGTAGTTGACGGCGTAGAGGCGGAACAGGTACGGGTAGGCCGGGGTCGGGTACGTGCCCACACCGCCATTGACCTTGCTATCAAACACCAGGGTCGTGGTATCGATGCGCGAGAAGTTGCACGTGCCGGACGGCTGGTGCTCCTCGGGCTTCAGGGCAAACGAGTAGACGTTGATCGGGTTCGACTGCGGGAGGTCATCATCCTGCAGCGTGAACGTCGCCGAGAAGGACGACACCGTTTGCGGGCTGTTCACAATGTATGTGCCCACGCCGCCCGAGCCCGTACCAAACGCCGTGACGTACGTGCCATTAGTAACACCCGTGCCGGTGATGAGCATACCGATACGGATCGTGCCAGACAAGGACGAGCCGCTGGGAACCGTGAGGACGTTGGATGTGATCGTGCACAGTGTGGCAGTTGCAGTGGAGATAGACGCCGTAATTACATCCTCGCGGCTCGGGAAGAAGCCACCGCCCGAGTGGTGCTGGTAGGGCTGGACCTTCCAGAAGTAGTCGCCATAACGCTCATCGAAACGGTCCTGGCCGTTGATCTGGATACGGCAACGTCCGGCAATGTCGTCATAGCTGAACGGCTGCGTGTATCCATCGGCGATCGAGGTGGTCGAGCCGCAATCGCACTTGCGGGCATCCTGGAACACCCACACCAGCTCCTTCACCGGGTGGTTCAGCGTCAGGTCCAGGCGGCAGTTAGGCGTGGTCAGGGACTGCTGGGCATTGAACTGGAGCTGGTCAATCAGGTACTCGTGCGTCTGCTGGGCAAAGCGGCGGCGCTCCTCCGTGTCGAGGTAGATGTAGTCAATGTACAGGGCAGCCTCGCGGGGGGCCGGGAGGAGTGCAGCCTGGGAGGGGATCGTGCCCGCAGTTCCCGGGGTGCCATAGACCAGGTCCGTAGCCTTGCGGAAGTAAAAGTTGAAGTGAACCTCATGGTACTGGAGGGCAATGAGCGGCAGGGCCAGACCCGGGTTGCGGTTGAACCAGAACGAGAGGGGGATGTAGAGAACCGACGGACGACCATTGCACGAGGTGAGCGTCGACGTGGATCCACCCTGGTTGCCGCCAAGCATGGAGTCCAGCTTGACACTCTGATCGTAAGGAGCCGAGAGGGACTCCCAGAGAAAAAGCCACTCGCCGTAGTGGCGGTCCATGATCTGACCGCCAATCTCAATCTCCACGCGATCAATCATGAGGTAGCCGAGACGGCGCGCGGCACCCAGAGTCCACGAGATGGACGGAGAGGTCGTGTCAGGCAGCGTGAGTTCAAGGTAAGTCCGGTACATTAGGTCAGCGTTGCGCTTAACGACCACGACGGAACGCTGGCCCCAGGTCGGGGCGCCCGTGAAGTTCACACGCATCGACTCCATGGCAAAGTTCGTGTGACGCTTGTACATCACCTTCCAGAAGGTAATGTGAGGATTTCCAGTAATGTATGCATCCTGTGCACCATAGGCAACGAGTTGAAGAAGACCACCGCCCATAGTGTTTATTCTTTGCTAGGATATATTCTTCCTCAACTAACTCGTCTTGGCCGCCTTTCCATTCTGCTTCCACATGCTGTCGCAAACCGCACACTGGTACATCCACACTACATTTGTTGCATCGAGCTTCATGCCAACAATGTCCGACACTTGTCCGGGAGCGCGGGTCGCACAAGAGCGGTTCGGACACACCATGGTTGTGAAGCGAGGGAGCGTTGAATCGTACTTCAAGTACGGATTGATCGAGTACTGCACAGACGTGTCTCGATGAATCTCGTGGTCGTATACGATCGGATTCTCATTGGTCACCGGCTCCTCATAGTCACAGTCCGGCTTGCGGCACGTGCGGAAGGCCCCATCCTCCTTCTCAACAATCTCGTAGAGCATATTGTCGCACTTTTTGCAAAAGAGAAGAGAGCTCATTGTGTCTTCTTTGTCTTTGTTTTCAAGGCTTCCGTTTTTCGGACGTGACGAGCCGAGTAAACGTCTGCGCGCTTCTCCTTTGCAGTCTTTTTGGTTTCGCGGCGTGTCTTGGGAGGATCCATTTGCCCTCTACATGTAAAAAGTTGTTGTTTCCGTTTTTTAGGCCCACGTCAGAACGCCATTGACAATTGTTGCCTTCTTCTTGGCAGGTACGTCATGCACCTGCGGGCGCCGGCGACGCGCTGCCTCAAACTCCGTCCTTTGTGCTCGCCAGAGTGCGACTCGGTTCGCTTCTGCCTCTACACGCAACCGCTCCTTCTCTGCGTCCGCTTCTTGTGTGGCACGGATCGCTGCCCAGCCAGCATCACTCGCTGCTGCCTTCTCCGGGTTGAGTCGCCGCCACTTCGCAGTGGACCATGCGATAATCTCCTTCACGCGTTCCTCGCTGAATCCGTGTTTCCCGCATGTTCCTGTACTGTTTAACTTACGTTCGTCACGCTCAAATTGTTCGTCGCGGCGTTCCTCGTCTGTGAGTGCGGCGACACGCCATGACTCTACCATGTGTTCGCGCTCGATCTGTTGATTGGTGATGCGGCAGAGTTCCTCTTGGCGTGTGACGGGTGTACCGACGAACATGAAGTGAGACATTCTTGTGTTGAAAGAGAGAGAGAGTGTATTGAAAGTGATGGTTGAGGGGCCCAACTCCCGTTTCGTTACGAATCCAGATTTCGTTTTTAAGGGGCCCGGAGCACATCATAGATCCCAGCCTGCTTCAAGAACAACCCAAGTGCAGCGATCGCACTAGACCAACTCGTGTAGTAGCACCAGATACTGGCTCCAGAGTCTGTAGTTTGTCCATAGTAGAACCCAATCGCCGGAAGAGTGGTGAGAGCTGCAAGAAAGAGAAGACTGCGGTTCCAGAGATAGAGAAGGGGCAAAAAGATGACAAATGCCCAATAGTAATACCCCATACTTATCCGGGTGAGGGGGGTGTGGCTCCAGTCTGAAGTACGTGCCCAATTCAGGTGGCCTTCCTTTGTCACGGTAGTGCACAGCTTGTCGGGGTTGTGGAAATGCATCGCATACACAGTTGCAGCCGAAAGAACTACCCATCCAATAGCGTACGGCTTGAGCGTGCTTGCAGGGTAGACAAAGAATGCGCCGAGCATAGCAGTCACACCTTGAAGAAACACTGCAAGTGGGATTAAGGTTGCAGTTATCAGTTTGTTAGTCTCTGTGCATCCTTCGCGTGGATTCTCTGACCATAACAGAAACTCATCAAACTGCATCGCACACCACCCAAACAATGCCACACCCAGCCATTGAAAGTGGGGAATCCCGGACATCAACAAGTACACAATCGCGGTGCCCGACACGAGGGATGTCTTGAGGCTCGACTCCCGGCTATAACACATTGTACCTATGCAAGGTATTGTCTCAAAGGATAGTAATGCCCAGGATGCTCGTAAATAGGCCAAGAGAATCAGCGCTTGCAAATAAGAATATCTATCTCACATTTTTATCTATTTTCGGAGACGTTCCAGCTGAAGCATACGCTAAATTTATTCACGATATAACGGTTGCAATTCAAGCATTTAACGCAGAAAGGCACGCGCAGTATGTTCAGGGGAAACGTGGTATCTATACGTATACCCCTCAACCCTTCCAATCCAACGCCGATTACAGGGGAGAGCAGTTTAAGTTTGAGGTGGTGTATCCGTTAGGGTTTACTGAAAATCAGGAAGATGCCGGTATTGACTTTTCTGCTGTTGATATAGACATCCGGTTAGATAGTCAAGGTGTAGATAGATTGCAGTTTATGTTTGAGGGCGAATGGAAAATTGCGTGCAAAGATGATCAACGAAAAAGTATCTATCTTTCACTCAACCAATTTCTGGGGAACATGAACAGGGTATCTGGCATGGGTCGGAAGCGGCGGCATCGGACGACCCGCAGGACACGGGGGCGTCGGGCAACATTAAAATCCAGATTTGTGCGTTAAAAACGGACACCTCCGCCAAAAGGAGTCGAGGCAATAACACAGGAATGGCCCAATCCACTTTCTTTCAGTTTCTCGACAAGCCGGAACGGAAGGCGGAAAAGGGCAGTGGTGACGATACGCACAATTTCATGGGTCCTCCCTACGGATCCTACCGCGTCGACAGTACAGATATGCCGGAGTTCTACAAGCTCTACTGCGATCATATCCACAAGAATGGCCCCCTGACCATGACGGAAAAGGGGACCAAGATTGGGGCTATGCGCGTAGACCTCGATTTCATCTACAATGGAGTCCAGGAGACGCACAAGCACACACAGGAGCAGGTGGTTGCCTTCATGAAGGATTACATGTCCGAAGCCAAGCGCTATCTCAAGATCGAAGGAGTGACCGAGGTGTTTGTTCTTGAAAAGGATCAGCCTACGTTCGAGAAGGTCAAGAACCGCTCCAAGTCCGGAATCCACATTGTCATTCCGTCCCTCAAGACCAACCGATACATTGAGGAGACGATCCGCAGGGCACTGGTGCAGAATATGGAGTCGTACTTTCCCAAGCTGGGCCTTGCCGATGATTGGAAGAAGGTCTATGATCCGTCGCCGCTGACACACACGAGCAACTGGACCTTGCTTGGATCCAAGAAGAAGGACCCGAATGCCCAGTGTTACGAGGTCCGGTACATTCTGAATTATGACCCTGCAGATGGTGACGTTGAGGTGGAGACGGTGGATCAGTACGATATTATGCGCATGGTAACGCCGGAGACGGTGCGCAAGTTCTCGATTCGCGCCGACACGTCCGAGGAGACGCCACTGACCGAGGAGGGAAAGTCTTTGAGTCGCGAGGATGACGAAACCCGGATTTCGGGAGGCAAGGCGATTGTTCCATCGCGCGGCCGGCCATTGACCCGTGGAGATCCGGGATCGCGTGGCTCGTCTCCCATCCGCATGCTGCAGCCCCTGACGGACATGCTCAAGAAGTATTACGAGGCCCACGCAATGAATCTGAATCGCGATCGCTACGAAGTCTACGACAAGTGGATTGCCGTGGGCCATTGCCTCAAGAACATCCACCCGGATCTGGAAACGACCTGGCTAGAGTTCAGCAGTCAGTTCAAGGACTACAATGAGCGCGAATCCATTTCAAAGTGGAATTCCTTCGGGTTCCGCAATGACGGTGCGCGTGCAGGTGTCGACACGCTGCGCAAGTGGTCGCGCGAAGATAACCCGGACAGGTACACGGACATTGAGAGGACCAATGCAGAGAAGCTGGTTGAAGAGTCGGCCAAGACGGGTACGGAGCACGACGTGGCCTTGGTCGTGTACTCGATGTTTCGCGATCAGTTTGTCTGCGCTCGCTTTAGTGCATCGGCATGGTACCGGTTCCTGGGGCATACGTGGAAGGAGACGGACAAGGGTGTCTCTCTGTACGTACACCTTTCCGATTCAGTGTGGAAGCAGTATCGCAAGAAGGAGATTGAAGAGGGTATGAAGTCGATGCTGATGGACGATTGCACGCACGACAAGAAGGAGTCCGATGCGAATTGTGCCAAGTGCAATGCAGAAAAGCTCAAGTCTGCATACCTGACCATCTGTCTCAAGCTCAAGACCACCAAGTTCAAGGAGAATGTCATGAAGGAGTGTCGTGAGCTCTTCTTGAATGAAGAGTTTGCCGAGAAGCTCGATGAGAACAAGAATCTCATGGCCTTTCGCAACGGCGTCTTTGATGTGGCGACCATGACGTTCCGTGATGGAAAGCCCGAGGACTGTGTATCCTTCTGCACGAATCTCGATTATGATCCGGACAGGCCTTACTATTCGTACGAGTGCTGGGACGAACTGAACCAGTTCCTCCACGACGTGCTCCCGGACCACGAGGTGCGCACATACTTTCTATCCTACCTGTCCACGGTCTTGAGTGGATTCAATGAAGCGCAAAAGTTCCATATCCTGACGGGATCCGGGTCGAATGGCAAGTCCATGTTGATGAACTTGATGTCAACGGCTCTGGGCGATTACTGCTGCAAGGCCCCGATCTCGTTGCTGACCCAGGCGCGTAACAAGTCGTCGGCCGCGGCACCCGAGTTGGTCCGTATGAAGGGACGTCGCTTCGTCACCATGCAGGAGCCGGATGAGCAGGTGTCGATCAATACGGGACTCATGAAGGAGTTGGCGTCGTCGGAGAAGATTACGTGCCGTGATCTGTACCAGGGCTCGAAGCAGATGATTGATTTCGATCTCCAGGCGCGCTTCAACTTTGCATGCAATGAGAAGCCAAAGATCACGACGCAGGATGGAGGTACGTGGCGCCGTCTGGTGGTGATTGATTTCCCGACCAAGTTCGTGCACGATCCCAAGATGCCTCACGAGAAGCGCATTGACGAGTCGTTCGTGCAAAAGGTGGTGTCCCCGGAGTGGGCGACAGTGTTCATGACATACCTGATCCATCTCTTCAAGGAGGGGCATGGGTTCCGCAAGCTGACGCCCCCGGAGAAGGTTATGGTGTACACGTCCGAGTACAAGGACGACAATGACCTGATCGCCAAGTTCATGACGGATCGGATCCAGATTGTGGAGGAGACGGATGAGACGATGGTTGTGAACAAGAATGACGTCAGTATTGCATTCCAGGAGTGGAAGCGCAATAATGAGGCTGGACGGATTGCTGCAGGGGAAATGTTCAAGCGACTCGAGGCGCGATTCGGAAAGTTGCCCAAGGGTGGGTGGACTGGGTTCAGGATTGTTTAATACTCGGGACGACCACCGCGGGCCGCACCGATCTTGGAGAGGACGTACGTGCGCAGGAGTCCCATCGTAAAGATAACAATGGCAAAGGACACAATGAGATTGACCAAAGACTCAATGACTTCGCCAACCATCAGCTTGGCACTGCCCACCTGCACAGTGAGCGTCGACACACCCTTGCCCGCCGACGCGGCCGGGGCGAGGATCGGGGTGATGAGACCAGTTGTCACCGCCTTGAAAAACGCCGCCACCACACTGCCCAGGTAGAATGCAGCCGTCAGAATGATGAGATCCTTGTTATCGAGCATTTGATGTTACCATAGAATCTTTTTACATCCAGTAACAATGGACA